TAGATTTTGCACCTAAAATTTCGTTTACTCTATTTTGAACTGCATTACCATCATAACCTGCTGCTGCTAATCTGTTAAATCTATCTTGTCCATTTCCCCAAGCACCATTTATAACTTCTCTTGCTACTTCATCTATTGATTTTAAAGTTTGCTTTGATTCTGTCTTTTTTGCTCCTAAAATTTCATTTACCTTTGCTTGGACTTCATCATATAGTGAACCTAATGCTTGTTTTCTTGCTTCTCCATTTCCATATTTTCCTGCTATAACTTCATTTGCTAAATCTACTATTGACTTTGTTTCTTGAACTGGTGTTGATGTTTCTCCACCATCTAATTGTGAATTTACTTCTTTTACAAGTTCAGGGAATTTACTTTGTAAATATGCACCAGGACAATTAGTATTTGCGAACATATTATGTCTTGTTAATGATCCGTTAGGTGTTCCATCATAAGTTAAACGGAAATTATATCTTTTACATATATCTACACATAATCTAACTAATGATTTCCAAGCAGCCTCACTTATAGGATATTGTCCTCCTACTGAACTATTTGAAACCTCTATTGTAATTGCCTGACAATCATTTGCTCTATTTGAAGAAGTCCATGCTCTATTTTCTTCTCCAACATAACAAGCTATTTTTCCATCATTACCTATTCCATAATTAGAACTAGCTTGTCTATTTGCATTTTGGAATATTCTACCGCAAGCTTCAGCGGATAAAACCCCTGCCATGTGATGAGGAGTTATTTTACAAACTTTATATCCTCTTCTTCCTTCTGTGTAATTATTTGAATTTGCTTCAACTACTACATCTGTTAATCCTGATTTAATCATTTTCATTTTCCTCCCTTCCATTTGATAATTCTTCTGTCATTTCTTCTGACAACACTACATTTTCATCTTCCATACTAAAACCTCCTTACAAAAGATAAAAAATATACTGGAAGATTTTTTTATTTTCTTCCAGTATTTTATAAACACCGTAAAATTTTTACGGTATTATTCTGTTTTACTTTCTTTTAATTGAGTTCCAAAATAAAATGCTATAATCATTAAATATATTTGCTCTATATCCATTTGTCCCATTATAGCTTTATATGCAACTACTAATGTTAAAATCAATGTTACTAAACTTTTTACATTTATTAATTTTGCAATTTTTTCTTTCATATCAAAACCTCCTATTTTAATATTAAACCTATAATTGCTCCTACTATTGCTCCGACAATAGTTCCAATTGATGTTGTTACAATTTTATCCCAGTTATTGGCTGGCTTTTTTTCTATATTTTCTAGCCTTTCGTTCATTTTGTTTAAATCTTCTCTGTTGGCTTTAGTCTCCATTGCTATTTCCTTTACAGCAATAGTTAATTCTTTTATCTCCCCAACATCTTCTTCCAATTTGTCTAGTCTATGATGTGCGGATTTGGAACTCTGTTGAGTTTCTATTATCATTTGAATGTATTTTTCATCCATACATTACTTCTCCTCTCTTGTGAAATTTGCAAAAAAATAGAACGACTTACTATATCGTTCTTTATTTTTCGTATTCTTTATCAGTTATTTCTTTGTATTCCTCTGCTGTAATCCATTTTCCAACTGCATTATATACTCTTGCTTCATTCCAAATTCCATTATCATAATAGTTTTTTACCTTTTCAAAATTTTTGCTATGTTCGTTCATTGACTACACCTCCTCAAGATCAACATCAGTCATCATTGCTAGATATTCTATATCCGCTTTTGTTTTTATTTTATCAATTTCATCTGCAGATAATTGTCTTAATACAAAATAATAGCCATCTTCATAATGAACAATTTGCACTAATTCTACATGTTCAAGTTTTTCAGATGTTTTATCGGTCTCATTTTCAATTGTAATTTTTGATAATTTTCCCTTGAAATCATCTTCAGTTATTTTTACTTTTGAAATGTAATTATTTCCACTTAATTTTAAGTTTTTAAGTTGTGTTCCATCAGCCAATGTAATTTTGAATGATTTTTCCATTTTACCCTCCTTCCAAATAAGTCATAGTATAATTGATACATATTACTTATTTGCATTTTTGACATAATTTTATAATTACTAGACATCCAACTTTTGAATATATTTTCTATATCATCCATTGTTATTCTTTTTTTATCTAGTAATCTTTTATAAGCTTTCAATTTTCTTCTTTCTCTTGTTATTGATTTTGAGTTTATCTTTTTTATAATTCTTCCTGTTTCTGTTAAGGAATATTTTATTTGTAACACTTTAAATTGTTGAGATAATTTAACTATTCGTGTTTTCTTATCATTTACTACCAATCCTAATTCATCAGCTATTTTCTTAATATTGTTTAACATATCTTTTAGGAACTCTTTATCCTCGTGAATAATGTAACTGTCATCAGTATATCTACCATAGTATTTACAACCTCTAACTATTTTTATATAGTTGTCTATTTTGGATGGATATGAGATACCTATGTTTTGAGAAGGCTGACTTCCAATGTCTACACCTTTTCCATTTTTGTTATCTATATTAAATAAATTAAATAAATTTTTTAAAATCCACAAAGTAATTTTTGCTTCTTCAGGGTCTGTTTTTCTTAAAAAATGTTGTAAATTCTTTAAACATAAATCATGAGGAATACTTGCATAATATCCTGAAAAATCTATTAGCAATATATATCCCTCATTACTTTTATGTTCTCTATAATATTGGTGTAAATGCACTTCAAACCTTTTTCTGTGAAATGCCACACCTTTATTTTTTTGACTTGCTCCATTATCATAGATCAAGTATGGAGTAATTGCAGGACTTAAAACCTCATCACACATTAAATGATTTATGGTTTTGTCTATCATATTGCTAGTCGCAATATGTCGAATTTTCCCTCTTTCATTTATTGTGAATTTAGCACCTTTTGTTGGTTTATATTCTCCATTTTTTAGTTTTTGCAATAATATTGCTGTTTCTAATAAATGATTCATCTCAAAAAATTGTGCTTTATACTTAAAAGGTGCCCCTTTTATAGCTTTTGTTCCTGCTTCATATATTTTATTAGCATCATAATAAATATTCATAAAAATCACTTTTATAGCATTACTAGTCGTAACTAAATGCATAGCGATTAGCATTTATCAATTTTACAAATTGAAGGGATAACCTTTCCTTTCCTTTTCCCATATCCATACGGTGGAAACTAGTCCATATAATAAATGTATGGGTTGTGAAATCAGGACGAACACCGTTAGAGTTCGAAGCGTTGTTATAGTTAGCATTGCCATTGCTGCTCACATTAGCGAAGTTAGCAGAAGAAACAACATACAAAGGTTACCCACTATTTTTTATATTTTTTAAAAATCTATTATCAGTCTGGCGAAGTGACTTTATCATATTAAATTCTTTTTGAATTTGTAATACAAGATTCATATATCTATTTAAATCGGCATATAGACATTCTCCTACATATTGAAGTTCATCCTGTAATGCATTACAACAAGCCATTGCTCTGTCCATTTCCAATCTTCGTTCTTCAAATTCTGACATATATGTTGGAAATATTGTATTTGCAATTCTTAAATGTCTACTTATTCCTGTTGCTAATTCTATTACATTATTTGATACTCTATCTATTTGACTTCTATAAAATTTATACATACTTTCTTTTATTCTTTTTTGTTCTTTTTCTTCCAAGCCCTTTATTCTATTGTTTATCTTTTCTTCTATTTTTGAAAGTGTTATATAAAAATTATTTTCCGCTAAATTTGTTACAGCCATTCTAATAGCATAAGCACCATGTATTACTTCTAATTTTGATTCGGTTCTTTCGCTTTTCTTTATATCTGACATTACTAATAATACTATTACTCCTTTTTCAATTTTTCGCTAAAAATCATATCACACTTTTTTTATAATTTTAACTATATTAGAAAACAGCTAATTTTAATGACAGGGCATAAAGCCCTGTCTGATGTCTGATTACACGATTAGGAAAGCAGGACGAACACCGCCAGAGGCCGAAGCGCCGTTAGAGCCAGCAGTGCCACTGCTGCCCACATTAGCGAAGGCAGCAGAAGAAACAACATCTCTTAACCAGTACCATTGTCTACCGCCACTATCATTTAGTGCAACTGTTAAATCATGTCTCAATCTGAATAATGATAATTGAGACTTATCAATTGTATAATTATTAGGTATGTTACTTCCATTTAAACAGTTTTTAAATATATTGCTTCCATATACCATAGTCTCATTCATTAGATCTACTTCTGAATCATACCATGTTCCACCTGATTCATATCCATTGGTTACTGCATTTTGAAAATGATTTCTATGTTTTAATATATGATTTGAACCAAAATCATTTTTTATTACAGTTTTATATTTTGTTAAATTTGTTTTGTACATTGCACTACCAACATAAGCACCTGTAGTTACATTGGATGTATTCATTTGTTCATTTCCCATTGTTCTTTCAGGTATCATAAGTATATGTGGTTTCGTACACTCTGTATCTCCCATGTGTAGTCTATAATTTATGTCAGCTACTAGATATTTTCTTCCACTTGTCTGACCTATAATATAGTCACCTATGAAAATATCATCAAAAGTACCTGCTGCAATTTGTTGTGATAAAGTGCCATCATAAAATTTACTTGTTATATCTTTTCCTCTATAAATTGCATTGTGTGCTCCTGCATTTGAAGCAACTACTATTTGCTTTAAAGAATTTATTTTTCCTGTATAATCTTCCGTTAATTCTTCAGCTTTTTCATTTAATTCCTGTTCATTAACATATACTGTACTTGGATCTACTGTAATTGTTACATTGTTTGCATTATCTACTGTAATTATCATATCGTAGTAATGCTCTTTCTTTTCTGTTATAGAATTATTTATATATTCTGCCTCTGTTCCAAAATTTATATATGCAAATAATATTTCTTGTTGTGTATCAGGATCAATAGCAAATAATCCTAATTCTCTTAAATAAAAACTTTCTTCAGCATCAGTATTTTTGAATAATCCTCTAACAGTTACTTGTGTATCTGTTTCTCTCTTAATTTTTGTTATGTCAAAATTAAGTTTTGAACTTACTAATCCTGTTAAAGCTTTTATGTTTTCTACACTTGGATCAGCAATTTCTCCACTACCTATTGCAAACTTTGAAAATGATATTGTTTTTGATTGCAATGTTTTAGCTGCTAAAATTGCTCCTTGTGTTGTTATATAAGTTGTACTATAAGCCATTTATTACTCCTCCTCTACTAATAATTTTATATATTTTCTATTCACAAATAAAATCCCCACACTATAATTTGTAGGGATCTCATGTTCCACTGTCATTGTATCTGTATTTATAGGCAATTCAAAATAGTTTCTGCGAATTAATGTTGTTCCAAAATTATAAGGCAATTCTAATATAATATTCATTTCTTTGAAATATTTGTCTATATCATATAGGATTTTTTCAAGAATATTTGCTTGTTCATAATTCATAGTATTGTTGTAAATTATTGAATCTGTAATAATTCCATAGCAAAATTCTTTTAATTTATCAATATTATGTCTTATTCTATCAATTTGTGTTCTTGTAGGATAATCTTTCATATTCCAATTAGTTTTTATTATTAAAGTTTCAGCAAATCCGTATTTTGATAAAATATCTTTTAGGTATTCACACCATTTTTCCACTCTATTTAAATCGGTATAATTATAACTTCCTTTTAAGTTCGAACTATCACCAGGATTATTAAGGGCATTTTCAACATCACTTAATACTCTATCATATATTAAATCATCCATTGCTTTCATCTCCTTTGCTTACTAATTGAATATAACTATTCCTTATTAACATTGAACCTATATCAACACTTAAATTTACCTCTTTTTGTACTGTCAATAGTCTTACTCTCGCATTTATTTCTCCATTCGCTATAAATCCACCTGTTAAGTCAATATCAAGCTTTTTTATATGACCAACTAATTGTCTGCTGAAGTCATCACTTTCTATTGCAACATCTTCAGTTAATTTTTCTTCTTGTAAAATAAATTCAAAACCTGTTGTATATGTATTTTTATAATAATCCAATACTTTTTTAGCAATAGTCTGTGCATTATCTTTATTTATAAAATAAGCTGATTCTATTTTTAGTGTATTTGATTTATTAGATACATTTATATCATCTGACTGAACAGTTATCGACTGTGCATTATCTTCATATTTATAACCATTTACTATGACTTCTTTTTCTGCTGTACAAGTTATAATAGCATAATTACAATTGTATTCTTTTATTGTACCTCCTGTGCATGATATATTACTAACAGGCTTATCGAATAAAACTCTATTTTCTCCAACACTTAATGTTCCCTTGTAGACTTCTTCTTGTTCAGTGCCTTTAATATAATTGTGTGCTGTCATAGTAACTTGTGTAACAATATCGTTCTGTTCAACAGTTTTTGTTCCTTGGAATATATTAGTTTGTTCTATGGTATTATTATCTTCTCTATCTATTAATGTATATATTTTTATTTTGTCACTTCTACTACAGTCGATTACTGCTCCTATTGCAAATACAAGTTGTTGTAAAGCTTTTCTATGACTACAAACTGGAATATAGCCAGTCATTTTAGTTTTCTTTAAATTCTCTTGTATTTCATAATTCTCATCTTCAACCTTTGCAGAAGTCATTATTTCTTTGATTATATCTTCAAAATTAGCATTAACATACATACCCCCATAAAAGTCAGTCTTGTCAATAATTCCAATTAAATCTATTGCTTTGAATTGCATTATTTTATGATCTTTGTTTTTCCAGGTATCAAGATAGAATGTTCCCATGTCTATTTCCTTGTTTTGTTTTAGCAGTAGTTCTTTTACTTTAAAAGCTTGTCTTTCTTGAAGCAAGCTATAAAATCCAGTAGGATTTATGATGTTAAACTCATCATCTGCAGAATAAACTGTAAATTCCAAAGTGTTTATACTTACCTCTGAACTTAATAGATCCATTTCTTCAAGTATATTTGCACTCATTAAATTATCGCCTTCAAATATTTTATCTGCACCATATTGTATTTGATATAGTTTTAAATATCTGCAAGGATTGTTTGTACCATAAAATATTATTACTATTTTTTGATAATTTTCAACAACATTATTACATACATATTTGTAACTATCAGGATAAAACTCTGCTTCATTTATCAATTGATTATCTTTATCATAATAGGTTATATTTAAATGATTACAATAGTCTCCTGCTTTACTAAATAAAAATGTTAATCCCAAACTACTATGTAGCTTTGTAAAATTTATTTCTAATATTGGTGGTTTTTCAAAAAGACCTTTACTATTGCTCATATTATTAGACCACAAGCACATATTATCCAAGACATCAGGCATCAATTCAAAAGTTCCATCTAAAGCAAATTGATTTTTTTCACAAGTTCCATATTTTGTTTCTTCTATATCATTCTGCTTTAGATCATTCAAATCTACAAAGTCTTGCTTATCATTGACAGTTAATTGACTATCTTTTTTTGCTGTAACATCAATAAATCCAAATACAATTTGAGCTTTTGTTTTCATAAACTATCAACTCCTTGCTGGCTTTTTAGCCGTAAAGTTTACTGTCATATCTTTTCTATATGCTCTATTATTTTTATAACCACATATAACTCTTGATACATTGCTAAAATAGGCTTTAAATTCAAAATTTGCAATTTTAATCTGATGAAACTCCTCTGGTTCTGATAATTTATTCCATAGTCTTTCATATTCTTCGTAATTATCATCAGTTTGAGGTTCAAATTTAATATCAGAAAAATTGAAATATACACCTATCAGCTCTCTTTTTAAATCTCCATCTTCTGTTCTATTTGCATATTTATCTAAAAAGTCTGCTGCTTCTTTTATATCTGCAAAAACACCAATATTAAATGTTATTCCATCTATAACTATAAAGTCGTATTTTTCTTCCATTAATTTGCACCTCCTAATATCAATTTGTCACCTTTTCTTATATTCTCCCTATCAAGTTCAGGTTTTAGAACTCTAATCAATTGTGCTAAAGTTCCATTAAAGTTCAATACTATTTCTTTTCCGCCATCTTTGTTTTGATTACTACTATCTTGGTCTTTAAACATTTTCAATGCCGTAAGAATCATATCCAGCATTTTATCTTCAGGTGCAACAACCTCGCCCTGGTGTTTGTTATCACCAATCATTGCAAGTTGAGGTGTATTTGCTTTTACATATCCACCTTCAGCAAGTCTTGGAACATTTAAAGTATTCAATTTAGAAATATTTACACCTGGAATCGCATTGATTACTCCTATTGCCCCATTTATCATATTTATAAATCCATTGACAGTTCTTTCTATCATTCCTAAAAGACCATTAATACCTGCTTTTACTGCTCCACTAATTGCATCACCTATTTTGGTTCCTAGTGCACTAAATGTATTTTTAATTCCATTCCATACTCCACTAAAAAAGCTTCCAATATTTCTAAATATGGAAGTTATCTTGTTGTATGCTGTTTGAAAAGCATTTATTATTCCGTTTTTTATGTTATTTACTGAATTTATAATATTGTTTTTTATACCATTCCAAATATTGGTTACAGTATTTTTTACAGCATTAAAAATATTGGAGATTATACTTTTTATAGCATTAAATACAGTCGTAATAATTCCTTTTATAACATTTACAGCTGTTTCTATAATTCCTTTTATTGCATTCCACACTATTGAAACAACACCTTTAATTGCATTCCATATTCCAGTAAAGAAGGTTTTTATTCCTTCCCAAGCTTTGTTCCAATCTCCTGTAAAAATTCCTACTATAAAATCTATTAGTCCTTTAAATGTTTGTATTATTCCTCCTATTGTATCAGCAATGGCTCCAAATACACTTGAAATTGTATTCCATATACTTTCAAAGATAGGAACTAAAACAGGAATAATATTTTGAATAATCCAATCCACAAGAGGTTTAATCCAATTTTCCCACAATACCTTTATTGCATCAGCAATACTTCCTATTAGTCCTGCTACATTGTCTACAAAAGGCTTTAAATGTGTATTCCATAAATCATTAAAATTATTTGCAAGATTTTGTAAAAATGGAACTACATAAGTGTTATATACTTCTAAAAACTTTCCAAAAGTATCACTTAACCCTGTTTTTATACTTTCCATTAAAGGATGTATATGTTGATCGTAAACTTCATTCCATTTATCGCCAACATAAGTCATTGCTTGTGCTAAAGTTCCTGTAAATGTTTGAATTGGTTTCATTACATTTTCCAATGTAGTTTTTATTTTTTCTGCATTATCAATAATTGGTTGGAACAATATTCCCTTTACATCTAATGCGAATTTTGAACACAATTGAACAACACTCATAAAAGGATTTGCAAACATAGCAATAATATCTGCTCCAATTTGCTTTGCTGTATCACCTTTAAATACATCTGATATTTCCCCTAAAGCTTGCCACATATTACCTGTTAGTTTCAAGTCTTTGCTTGAAATATTAAACATATTTATTATAAAGCTTTTTATTCTTTCTACATTTTGTGATAAATATTTATCTATACTACCAACAAAACCTTCTGTTAAATTCACACCAATTCTTGCTACTGCTCCTGTAGCTTGCCCTAATGTAAAAAGCAATGTTTGAACCCAATTATTAGCTGCACCAACAACTTTTGGATCAGTCCAAATATCTATTATAGTATCTTTTATATTAGTTAAATGTTGTATTATTCCGTCAAAATTTGTATTTCCAAAACTTATATTAAATCCTTCTTTAAAAATACTTGCTAATTCTTTTACTCTTCCCATTAAGCCATCAAATGCTGATGTATCTTCTTTTATTGTGCTTGACACATCTAATGAGTCCGTTAATCCTGACGAACCGCCACTTGAACTATCAGAACTACTTGAACTGTCTGTGTCTTTTGACAATACATTTAAATTATCAAATGCTGCCAAATTATTAGAAGCTTTTTTTGCTTTATCTCCTGCCTTTTTTGCACTATCTCCAACTCCATCAATGGCATCAGATGCCTGACCTGCGTTTGATGACAAATCTCCTATTCCATTTGATACGGTTTCTACACTATCAGCTTTTAATCCAAACAATGATAATAAGCCTGAAAGTGCTGTAAACAACTTTGTTACTGCATTAACTGCTGTAGTAATTATTGGCACAAACAGTTTTGCTAACGGTTGTATTACATTTCCTATTGCTGTTTTCATATTTGTAAAAGCTTGTGTTAAAGTAGCCATTTTTCCACTATAAGTTTGTTGAGCAATTGCTGCATCATTACTTTGAAACTTTGTTTCTTCCAATATTCCATTTACTTCTGCTTGTATTTTTTCTTGTTGTGTTAAGTTATTTGTAGTTTTTCCTACTTTTTTTGCATAATCTTCCCACATTTTTGCAACATTTTTAGTTACACCTGCATTATCAACTAGTATACTATTTTCATTCTTTAAACCTTCAGAAGCAGTCTGTACTGCTTCACCTAAACTATAAGTACTTTGCCTTCCAAATGTTGCACTATTTTTTAAAGCCGTCATTGTTTTTTCTATCTGTTCTGAACTGTATCCTCTTGCTGCTAAATTCTTATATGCTGTTACTGCATTATTTAATGGTACTAGACCATCTGCAATATAATCATTTATAAACTTTTTTGCCTGATTAAAACTTTTCCCTTGCCCTGTTAATATAGAATTTAGTCCTATCCAAGCATTTGAAGTTTCAGTTGCTACATTTAAGCATTCTTTACCAAACTTTACTATTGCGGTAACTGAAAAAGCTACTGCAACAGCTTTCCCTATTTTAGACAATGTTGATGAGATTTTAGTTGATGCTTTATCAGCTTGTGAGTCGACATTTTTTAATTGTGAATTAAATTTATCACTATTTAAAATTAAACTTAAATCAATTTCTCCTACATTTGTACTCAAAACATCTCACCTCACTTCTTTGCCATATTTTTAAACATATTTTTTATATCTTCTATTGCTTGTTTATAATTCTCGGTACTTATTTGTGAAGCGGACTTATTTAGCCATTCGTTTCTTATTTTCATTTCTTCGGCTGTGAATTTCTTTATTACCTCTGGATCTTTTTCTTTTCTAATTCTTACTATATTTCCAAGAGGTGTATCTCCATTAAGTCCTGCAATATCACTACTCAATTCCCCCCAACACAAATTTTTAATTTCTTTTCTTACACTGTAACCGTATTGTGTTTTTAAACTTGATGCAATTAAGTCCCAATCTTCAAACAAGTCATATCCTGGATCGTATGTAGATGGATTATTGAAATCGTTTCTCCATTTCCTCATAACTTTCTTCACTCACAATTGCTGATAATGCTGTTACTACTGCTTTTAAACCTTTTATTGTAAGTTTCATACTTTTTATTTCTTTTAAAGCTTCTTCTCCCATTAGCATTTCAATCATCTCGTACATTGTTGCAATAGAAAATTCTTGATTTTTTATCTTTTCTTGAACTAATAAATAATTATCTGCACTTGTATCTACTTCGTAGATTTTTCCATCTCCTAATTTTATTGTTGACTTTTCTAATCCTAATTTTGAACTAATATCAATTTGTGCCATCTTAAATTCCTCCATTTTTTCTAAAATTAAATAAAAAAAATAAGCCCCAGTATATAAATACTGAGGCAATATTTTAGGCTGCTGGTGTTACAGTTGGTTTTCCATTTGACATAACCTCAAATTCTAAAGGTGCTACATTTGTACTGTCGCCTGTTCCTGCATTGCTTACAGAAATTAAGCAATCGAAATTAACAGTTGTACCATCTGCAAATACCCATTCAAATTTTGATTCAACAGCTTTTCCTGTTGCAAACAATTTTGAAGCGACATAATCGTTTCCATCATCTCCAACATTTCTTTTTCCTGAAATGCTTATAGAGAATCCTTTTCCTGTTTGCATTCTTCTTATCCAACCTTCGGTTGTCATAGGTGTCCATTCTTCAACATTGTTGTCCATTGACAAAGAAAATGTTTCGCAATCTGCGATTGTTTTCATATCTGCATCCGCTGAATCTACACCTTTTGTACCAATCTTAAATACATTATCAAATACTGGATATACTCCACTTGTTACATTTGCCATTGGTTATACCTCCTTTTTTTCATAATAAAAAATTGCTTGTATAACCCTTTCATAGATGTTTTTACTATCCGTTCCAACATCTACTGGTTCAGGTACAAGCAATCTTATATAATTCACTTTTATATTGTTTATAACAAAGTTTCTTGATTCTAAAAACTTATTATAAACTTCTAATGATTTCTGTTCTGTTTCTTTTGCATTAGCATTCCAATGAATTAAAATACTAACTGACTTTTCTAGAATTTTTGTATTATCAACTCCGCCTATTGCGACATTAGATTCATTGCTAGTTTTTAATTGATATACTCCAATAGATTCATCTTTTTTACTATTCAATTTTCCTATATAGTAATTATCATCAGCAGTTATTTTAAGAGTTTTTAGCCAATCCCTTATATCTGCTAGCCCTAATATATTACTCATTTTAAGCCAGCCTCCTTTTTATAAAATTGAGCAAAAGCTTTTTTACAAAAGTCTTTATTTTTTCCACTAATCCATGGTTCTAGCCAATTTCCTTGTGCATTTGGATTTTCTTTTGTTTGGAAATTATATTCAGGATGAAAATATACTCTTCTAGCATAAGGTGTTGATGTAACTAAACTAACTTTTCCTTTACTGCTATTAGAATAATCTTCATAAGTATTATCATTCTGCATATTTCCAGTATCAAAAGGCATTACTTGTGCATTTACTACTTCTGTATGTAAGGCATTTACTGTCTTTTCTAAAGAAGTTATAGATGCTTTACTTAATTGATTTATTTTAGGTACATTTAATTTTATTTTTGAAGAAACTACTTTCATTGTTACTGTATCTCCAATTTAATATAATTGACTGTACCATCAGGATTTCTTGCTTTTGTCCCCTGGTATATTTCTCGTGTTTCTCCAAATATAGTAACTTTTCCACTAGATATAACAGGAATATCAGGTGCAAAATCTTCGTAAAAAAGAGCTACACCATTTATTTGGATTATTACTTTTTCAGTAGTTAGAACTCTTTTTGCACTATCTTGATAATTACATTTTAGGTCTTTATCTAGTACAATTTCAGGAGATCCATTTTCTGTTGTATTCTCTCCATATAAAATTACATGAATGTCTGTTTTACAATCTTTTTTTCTTACTAAACTTGGATATATCATCTAATACCTCACATTTCTACAAGTTAATCCTGTTTGCTGTAATAAGCAATAATTATCTTTCGGTATAGCAATACCATTTTGAATTTGAACATTCCAACTTGCATTAAAACTTGCTGATACTCCATTTATTGAGTAACTATTAAGTGGTGACTTTAATAAATCAGCATTTTCATATTCAAAATCAGCAAGCTTACATACAACTTCTTTTATAATATCCTGTTGGAATTTTGTCAATTTTTCAAAACCTTTTCCAACTATGCGATTATATGTCAAAGTATCAATATGTCCGCTTGCCTCTTTTAATTTTTGTTCAATTTCATCATTAGGGATTGTTTGTCCCTTATATATGCTTTGATAATAAGTTATATCTGCATATATACTCATATAATATCAACTCCTATGCTTTTCTTTCTACATAGAATTGAATAGCATCATGTTTTTTATTAAAGATGAATACATCTTCAAATGACTCTTCAAAATATGTCCATTTACCTTGTGATAATGAACTTGGAGCACCTAATTGTGCAAAGTCATAAGCAATTACTGGTATAACTACAGATGGATGAACTAATATCATTTTTACATCTTTTGCAGCTTCTTGTACTTTTTCATAATAAGTATTTAATCCTGATTTTGCAGGGCTTTCAACAGCTGTATATGAAGTTCCTGATTTTGTGTAGTATGTTTTTCCACTTACTACTTCTGTATCAGCAGTTAACTCATATTTATCTGTAGCAACTTCAAATCCATCATCTGTAAAGTTATATGCAGATTTCATTGCAGTAGTTGGAACACCAATTACTTCAACTTCTCCTATTCTGTCTAATGATCTAGCAACAGTTGTATCTTGTGCTGACAGATTTCTAGCAGCTTCTTTTGCTGTATCTATTAATGTTTTTGTATATGTATCAGCATATAATAATCTTCCTGCTGCAGGAACTCTTTTTTCATCCATTTTATCCATCATTGCATCGAACTTTGTTAATACATTTGCTAATGTAAGAACATCGCCTTCAGTAATAGTTTCTATTTCATTTTTTAATTTATATAATGCTGTGATCATTTCAGCATCCATTTCAGGGAATTTTTCCTCTTCATTCATAGTTTTAGTTATGTTTTGTATTGTTGCAACATGGTTTGTTTCATCAATATCTCTTGGATGGATAAGTGTATCCCATGTTCTATGAGTTTTTAGTTTCTTTGGTTCTTCATCATTATTGAAGTTTCTTCCAAAAGTACCTATTGAATCCCTATCTCCATTTTTTCTACCTTTAACAGATAATGATGGTAGAATTACTGTATCGTTTCTTAAAAATTTAACATCTGGTTTTACTGCACTCCATAATGCACCAAAAAATAAAGTGTATGGATATGCTTGAGCTAAAGCTTGTGAATATTCTTTAGCATAATTTAATCCTGTTTTTTCAAATGCCATAATAATTACCTCCATTTTTTTTTATTTTTTTCTAGGTCTTACACCAGTAAATCCAAAATCAAATACTCCATTATTTGAATTTGTACCATTATTAGTGTCAGCACCAACTGTTATTCCAACGACTCCTTGCACTTGTTTTTTTAGTCCTGGAACATCATCAACGACCTTTTGTAGTGCTGCTTTTAAAGTATCTTCTAATACATTTCCATCTTTACCAATGCAATTATTAAAATCAGCCATTTTTAAAAGATAAGGCATTGTTTTGTTATCAACATTTAAATCGTCCACAAAATCGTAGGCTTTCTTCTCTATTTTTAATCTTTGATTTTCTAATTGAACTTTTTGTAATGATGCTTGTGTATCAGTTAGCTCTTTGTTTTGAGCATTCGCTTGATTAGCCTTTTGAGTCTTGAAAGCATTTATTGCACTTTCCATCTCTTCAGGACTTAATCCTTGCTTTTGAAAATAGGCTTTTAACACACTATCTTCTGTTTTTGCGTTTCTTCCTTCAATAATTTCTTGGATTTTGTTATAATCAATTCCATTAGAATTATTATTTGGTTGATTTGCATTATTGTTGTTTGCTTCATTTCCTTCCATGTTTCACTACCTCCTATAACTTTTTAAAGTCTTGAAATGACTATATACACAAGCTTTTTAGGACATCAGTGTTTGGTCACATAAAAAAAGAGCCTTTTTAGACTCTTAATTAATATCTACATAGCCTTTAGCTTTTAATTCTTTTGCTCTAGTTTTTGATATTTCATATTTTTTATTTTCTATTTTTTTTGTTTCTGTTGTTTCAGATATTACGAATATAGTATCTTTTTCATACAATTCATTTGTATATTTATCTTTGAAATTTGTATTAGCCTTCAATTCTTTTTCTTCAAGTACCTTTTCTGTTACTTCAATGTTATTTTCTTCTGCAGGTGTTTCTATACTTTCACCTTTCATTTCTTCTAATGTTTCTCCTGTACTAGTAACTGCTTCTTTTTCTGTTACTTCGTCCACAACATTTTCCTTTATTTCTTCTGATTTTTTTCTTCCCATTTTTACTTTTCCTCCTCTAAATTATTTTTTATTTCTCTAGTAATTCCTTTTATTGCCCAAAATTGTGCTTCTTCTAACTTTGTTAACACTAATGATGTTTCTCTACTAGGCTTACAATTCACATCTATAACATCATACATATTAGAGAAAGAACTCCTTATCAAATCAATTCTATCTTGTTGCTCTTTTTCTACTTCTACAAATTTTGCTCTATTATTCAAATTACTCCCTCCTTTCTAATTTAAGCACTAAAAAAGAGCCCTTTTAGGCTCTCTTCAACACTTTTATAATTATTTAGTTTGTTCATATATATTATCAGCAACTCTTTCAAGCAATGAACTTTCTTCCGTTTCATTGTATCCAGGATTACTTAAATATTCATTTGACTTTTCATAAAGCAATTCCATAAATTCTATTGCTTTATTTTCTTCAATATTTTCAACATCTAATTCATTTATTAACTTATTTATTTCAGGATCATCAATTTTTTTCAATTTTTCTAGATCTTTTATATCAATTTTCATCTTTGTTATTTCCTTTCAATTTTTCTACTGTTTTAGTGTGAGTTTTATGTATTGTTGTTATTATTCCATTATCAGGGTTTACATATACAGTACATTTTTCTCCAACCACACTAAAACTTGGTCTATCGTACTTATCATACTTAATTTTACCATATTTTAAAGGATTTTTCAATGTGTGTTCAATATCATCTATATTAAGTTTTCTTTCTTTAATTCTATCAATTAAATGATCTGATACTTCTGTGATTTTAGTTTCATTTACTATATTATTGCTAATCCTATTATTTATTTCATTCTTAAATCTTTCTTTTTCAAGTTTTATAATATCACTAAATGCTGTTTTATGATCTTGTATAAATTTTTCCTTATATTCTTGCCATTGTAACCTTTTATTATGATATTTTTCAATATTTTCATTGTCAAGACTTCCTAATTCAAGTCTTGAATATTTATTTATATTTCTATCAATATAATTTAATTTCTGTTCATTCATATAGTTTTCTTTTTTAATTTCCAATTCTTCTCTTGTTGGAGGAATCGGTTTTGTGTTTATCCCTGGAAAATATGTAACAGTTGTATCCTTGCAATTAGGATGAAATAATTTAGCTTTTACAGCTGTACTTAACAATGGATAACCAGTTTCTTTGCTTTCCGCTGCCGTTCCACCGCTCCATACATCGTCAATAAAAACTTTACCTTGGAATTTAATACAATATGGACAACCTCCACCACGATTTGGAACTAAAACTGTATGAACTCCCCATTCAGCTCTTTTTTCTCCCTCGCCTTGTAAATATGCCCTTTTATTTGCTGTTCTAATAGCCATTTGTGCATAAGATGCTATATTTACCATAGCTCCATTTGCATATTCAATATTATTTATTCCTTTTGCAAGAAAATCTTTTGTAGCCATATCAACTGCTTGTTGTATTGTTCCTGAACCTGTATTTGCATATACCTGGGCATCATATATTATTTGCCTATATTGATCATTAGTAAATCTTAATATTGATAATTCAGCTTTGTCAAAGTTTTCTGTTGTTTCTTTTATAAGTGCTTTTAACTTTCTTTCATTTATTCTAAAAAAACCTGACTCTGTTTGATTTGTAATATCATATATTCTAGTTAACTGTTTCTTTTTGATTCTTTTATTTTTGCTTGTATTATAAATATGCCATAATTTACTTATTTTTTTATTATTGCTACTAAATGTACCATTTTGTATAGCTTCTAATATTACTTTTTCCTGTTCCAGCTTTCCATTGTCATAGCTCTTTTTTATTAGTTCTTCTATATCAGTATTTATAGTAGAAAAATCATTTTTAAACATTTTTTTATTTTCCTGTTTAAACTTTTCTAATCCTTTTAACTGTTCAGCTTGCCAGGCACTCCAATTCATATCTAAATCTTTCTCTTCATTCAAATGTCTCGTAAGATTTCTTTTCATTGACTTTATCAATGTCTCTTCTATTCTTTGAAATGCCCTGCTGATACTGTATTCATTATTCATTTATATTCTCCTGGTCTTTTTTATTTTTATCTTGACCATCTATTTTTGCATTTGGTTCTTTTTCTTGATTTTCTACTTTATTGGTATCGACATTTGTGTCGGTAGCATCTTCATTCATTTCCATATCATAATTTACTGCTGGTTCTTCAATGTCTATAATTCCTTGTTCAGCTTTTAATCTAGCTACTTCTTGTTGCTTCCACTCTTCATCTTTGTCATCTTTGTATAATTCTTCGACACTTGCCTCAATAGACATTATTCCACCTTGTTTTCCTTTTGTTACAGTTTCAACTTGTGCTTCAAATGATGGATTTGCATATTCTCCAAATTTTAATGTAATTTCTTTATCTTCAGGAATAGGTTTCTTATCAATTTGTGCCTTTGATTTTAGAACTGTGTTAATTACTCTTGGGATGAAATCTGCCAAAGTATCTATTATTAAACCTCTAGTATATAAAGTAGTTTTTTCTTTTTCTCTTTGTGCCTCTGCATTATCTAACTTCTTATTATCAATTCCAAGTGTGCTAGGACTAACAATTCCTTGTAAACATAAATCTAAAAATGTTATATAAGACTGTAAGTAATTCTCTGTTGGAATTTCAGCTTGTTTTATTTCTATTGTATCTTGTCCATTTTCACTCATATTTCCTTCAGGAGAAACGAATTTATTATCAAATGGATTACTATTTATTAAAAGTTCCCCTGTTTCTTCATCTCTTGGAATTAAACTTTCAGGAATATATTTTATTGCCCTTCCTGCTCTAACCGCTTCTAACCATTGAGAAATTATTTCATCTAAACTATCAAAAGAGTCATATTTTCCATCGAAAATAGACTCTCCTCTACCTTTATATTTCGCTGATTCATTAAACATTATTGGAACTGCCCACATAACACTTTTATCAAAAGAAAGATCTTTTAATTTTGACAATTCTTTAACAGTATTTAATTCTACTTCTTTATCACCTTGTAGTAATACATATTTTATATATCCATACCCATAATGTTCTTCTAATAGATATGTATAATTGCCTTCTTCGTGAAATGATTTAAAAACAATTTCTATTAAGCGACCTCTTTTATATACAAAATCTATTTTTGAACCATCTACCCATTCAAGTATTGCTTTATCCGAAATATCAGGATCATAATTTATTTTTATTGCTCCATCTCCAATGTATAAAGCATCTCCAAGTAGACTTTTTAACATTTTAGTATCAAATTTGTTTTCTTCATTAACTTCTTTCCAATATTCATCTTCTACATCATCACCGCCATAGTCTGTCATAACTGTATTTATTAGTGTTTTAATCATTAGCTTTGGCAAACCTGAATGTGACTTTTTCATCCTTATATCTGCAGTTTGTGTAGCTCCCCAAAATGTATCATCAGCATAATTTAATTGACCATAAAATTCAGATAATTCTCTACTGTCTCCTCTATACCATATTTTATTTCTTATACAATTAGCTTGAAAATCCATATTTTCATTAACTATAAATGTTTGACCTTGTGCTGGTCTAATATCTAACCATGACTTAATCATATTTTTCACTCTTTCTCCAAATTTCATTTTCTAACTCCTATCTTATCAACATAAGGAATCCAACTATATTGACAACTATTAACCATGTGATCGTTTCCATCTTCAGGTTCATTGTCTTTATCTTCCTTCCATGAATACACATCTAACTCGTTACAATAATTATTACAAGTATCAACAATAAAATAGCAATTATCTTTAAACCATCCAAGCTGTGTATTTATTCTATCTATTATTTCCATTTTAGCTTTCCAAGCATTATTGAATATGTATATACAACCTGTTTTCCTTTTATATTTTGCAAATTCTTTTATTGTTGCTTGGTCTGCACTATCAATAAATGTATTTTTTGCTAGTCCCCACTCTTTTCTGTTTCTCTCCAAGAAATCGACAAAATTTTTAACAGTATCACTTGGTGCAAGTGGCTCTTCTAAATCAGCATTGTTATAAACTTTTTCATCTAGCAATATATATTTACCTTTGTTTGTTATTCCTGCAAAAGACATCGCAATAGTATCAGGACTTAGCGAACTATAAGATGTATCTAATGCTGCAGTAAATTGTATAAAATGTTCATTTACCTCTTTATTTGTTTTATATTTTATATTCAATTGTACTGTTTCAGATCCTACTTGTCTTAAATAACTCTTCGCTTCATTTTTTGTAATACAATGTTTTCTTCTATCAAAATTAATAAAAACAAGTCCTGTTGACTTGCCTCGTAAACCTTTTATTTTATTTTTCCATAGTTTTGTACCTACTGGCACAGATTCTATAATTTTCTTTTTCTTCTCTGGTGTTAAACTCTTATTATGGTCAAATGTAAAATACCACCAAGTCCAATCATCAATTTGCTCTTGATTTAACATTTCAAGAAGTTCTATTGGTGTATCATTTTTATATTTTTCTATTGGTCTAGCATGATTAACAAATTGTGAATAACATTCTTTGTTTGGATCATCAGGATTCATAGTACATAGTCTATAATCTGCTCTCATAAATGCTTCTCTAACAAATTCCATATCTGCTATATTAAACTCATCTATGAATAACCCAAAAACTTGTCCACCAAGTGCTTTTTTCCATCTTGCTTTATTATCATATCCTAAAACATAAATGATTTTATTTCCTTTTGGTGTATGATAAATAATATGTGGCAATGTAATTTTTTTAACACCTTTTGGATTGTATTCTATTGCTCCACCATTTTCATATTCTCCAAATACTGCTATCAATCCATTGTCTGCATTAATAATATTTTTTTCTATTGTTCCTAAATCAAGACCAGCAATAATGCTTGGTTTTGAACTATCATCATCTGCTACTCTAAACATGAACTTTGGAATACCAACTGTTGTTTTTCCTGCAAATGTTGTTCCTTCCAAAAACTCTGTACTTGCTTTATGGTTTAAGAAATCTATATATTTTTCAGATAGTGGAAATGCCTCATTTTCTTCCATTTAAACCACCACCTAATTGTCTATTTATACTCTCTAATATTGGATTAACTGCAGAAACATTTAAATTTAAAGTATTATCATTTTCATTATCAAGTTTTTGTAATGTTTCTAAACATTTTCTTTTAGCATCCTGTACTCTTGTTAATCCTTCTTCTATTTTTTGAATAAGACTTATAGTAGATTCCGCTTCGGTTACAGTTTCGGTTTCTACTGATGCTTTTCTTCTAGTTTCTCTTTTTCTTATGCTTCCTATTGTTAAGTCCTTATCCTTATTTTGCAATTTATTTATCCTTGCCATCATTCTTTTTTCACGAATAGTTAATATTCTATATTCATCCAACAGCAACATTCTATTGTCTTGAAAATCTACAATATTATAAACTTCTAATTCTTCCTCTGTTAATACATCCTTGAATATTGTTTCATATTCTCCTGTTGTTACAGCATTTTTATTATTTTCTTTCGCACCGCCATTGTTTCCTACTGAATTTTTGTTCCCAATTTGTGCTTGGCTTTTAGTTCTAGTTAGTTTATTATGTCTTATCAGTTTTTGTAACTCTGGTTGAGTAATATTATATTTGTCCATAAGCTCTTTATATTTTAGCCCATTTAAGTAATCTTTTTTAAATTCTTTTACATTCACTTCTGTCAAATCATATCACCCACCTCCATTACTTTTGCAACTCTGCTTTTTCTCCTGTTAGTGTTTCCCATCTTTTTACTATTACATCACAATATTTAGGGTCAAGTTCCATTGTATAGCACCTTCTTTGTGTTTGTTCTGCAGCAATCAATGTCGAACCACTTCCGCCAAACAAGTCAAGTATTAAGTTATCCTCTTTACTTGAATTTTTAATCAGATATACTAATAAATCAACAGGTTTCATTGTTGGATGTTCTGCATTTCTTGAAGGTTTATCAAATTCTAATACTGTACTTTGTTTTCTATCATCTACAAAATAATGTCCTGCACCTTCCTTCCATCCATATAAAATTGGTTCATGTCTCCATTGGTAGTCTTGTCTACCCATAACAAATGTATTTTTTACCCATACTAAACATTGAGCTAGTTTAAATCCACAAGATTTAAAAGCATTTCTAAAATTTAAGCCTTCTGTATCAGCATGAAAAACATAAACAGAGCCTCCATATTTTACTGATTCATACATATTTCTAAAAGAATCAAGTAAAAAATTATAGAACTCTGTTTCATTCATATTATCATTTTCAATTTTTAAAGCATCTGCTGTTTTTCCTTCATAGTCTACATTATAAGGTGGATCTGTAAGAAGCATATCTGCCTCTTGGTTATTCATAAGACGCAAAACTTGTTCTTTTTGCGTACTGTCTCCACACATTAGTCTATGTCTACCTAATATCCAAATATCTCCTGTTTTAGTTGTGGGTTCATCTATTTCATCCAGGGCTTGTTGTATGTCAAAGTCATCTTCCTTTGAGCCTGTTATATCTTTTAGAATGTTATCAACTTCATCAAAAGAAAAACCTGTTATATCTAAATCAATATCAGTTTCTTTTAGCTCTGCAAGCAATTCTTCCAACTTGCTATTATCCCAATCACCACTAATTTTGTTTAGTGCTATATTTAAAGCTTTTTCTTTATTCTTGTTTAAATCTACAATTACACATTCTACTTCGTTGTACCCTAATTCCTTTAACACTTTTAACCTTTGGTGTCCTCCAATAACAGTCATATCTGAATTAACTATTATAGGTGCTACATATCCAAACTCAATAATGCTTTTCTTTATTTTTTGGTATTCTTCGTCCTCTGGTTTTAGATCTTTTCTTGGATTGTACTCCGCTGGCTTTAGTTTTGTTATTTCTATTTTTTGAATATTCATTTCTATACTCCTTAAAGCAACTTGCTTCATATCTACAAGTCTTACATTCTCTTAACATACATCTACCCAAATTCATAGGCATACCTCTTTTGTATTTTTTGGTTGCGGACAGAGGATTCGAACCTCGTCTAGGAGTTATGAGCCCCTTGTGCTTCCATTGCACCATCTCCGCAATATAAAAAAATAGTCACCGACATTTATATCGGCGACCTTATTACAAAGGAGAAACAAAAAGGTATTTACAATTTTCTCAATTATAATTATAACAGATTATTTTTTGAAAAAATATAGACAAAATATATAAATTTTATATACAAAATTAAGACATTTTATTTTTATTGTATTCTTTTTGCATAATTCTTATTGATCTATCAATTGTTTTTTGTATTGCTCCATAGCCTCTATCTTTCTTTACTGCAATTTCTTCAATACTCATCATTTGGTAATATCTCATATCAATAATATCCTGGTTATATTTCTTTAATGTTTTTACTAAACTTTCTACTATTTCTAGCTTTATTTTTGTTCTATCTATGTACCTTTGTTTATTGTTTATCTTTTCCTCTTTCTCTGCAATATATGTTTCTATACTTGAAGTTGTATAACCTTGTGCTTTTGGCATACCATCTAAATTTGCACTTCTACAATCTAACACTTCGTTCTTTAATTCTTGTATTTCTCCTTCTGTTATTGTTATGCTTGCTTTAAGGGAATTATAGTTTTCTAATACTTCTTGTATTTTCATCTTTTGCACCTCCTAAAATTTGAATATAAAGAAAGTTAATACTATGCTGACTACTATTTCTATTAAATTTATAATTTTATCTTTATTATCTGAATATTTATTATTCATTCCATCAATCATTTTTGATAGTGCATATAAACCTATAAAAAATATAAATATTGCTTTAATTATAGCCATTTTTAACATCTCCTTTCATAATTATTCGAGTTGTTTCTATTTTTAGCCTAAATTATTTTTTATCATTCTTTTTATTGTTGTAATCATTTCTGATTTTCCTAATAAAATACCTGTATATTCATTTCTTTTTCCATTTCCGTATTCATGTAGAGCTTTTTTTATTCTCTTTTCTTCACTATTTAAATAATTACTAATTTCATTTAATGTTTTATCCAGTTTTTTCATACAGAAAAATATAAAATCATTTAACTCACTATCTGACATATTTTCTATATACTCTAATATTTCCTTTTCTTCTTTTTTTTCCATATTATTCTCCAATCTTTACTTTAGCTTGTACTGTTTTTAAATTGTACTGTTTAGCAATTAAATATGAAGTATATCCATCTAACAACATATTGCTTGGATCAATAATTATTGGCACTTCAAAACACTTGTTTTTGTTGTAATATTCAATTCTATTTTTTAATTTATTTTTGTTTGGCTTTGTAAAATTTTCAGGTATTTTTATTAAATCAGTTTCTATTACTACATAAGGCATTGATAAATCTTTTAATAAATCCATTATCATATCATCTTGTATATCAATATGTCTCTCTTGTAATTTAATAATTGCCTCTTTACCTTTTAACATTTTGGCATTGCAATATTCCATTACCGCAATATTAATCCATAATAAAGCAACTATTGTCCAAATAAATTCTTTTTCAAAAATCGCTGCACCTATTTCAAATATTGCCATAAAAATATAAAACGCAATCATCATTTTATTTCTTTTATCTAACTTTGTCATTTCTTCCCATGTTTTCATTTTCTTTATACCTCCACCCATTTTAATTCTTCTTGGTTCTCTCTTGGATTCCATTGTTTCCAAATTTCCTCACTATATTTTATCAATTTCATTCTTTTTTTATCATATTCTGTTATACAATATTCATCAGCTGTAAATCTCTCATTAAAGCCACAAAATAGATTCATTAAATCTTCAATCGGATTTCCTGTACTTTTTATTGGTTTTGCATAAATACCATAAGTCTTATCTAATTTTTCATCTGTTTCAAATACTGCACATACATCAAATGTTACAATTCCACTTAAAAAGTGCATTGCTTCTTCAGGAGTAAAATCTTCTACATTTAAGAAACAAAATCCTATTGAATTGGTTTTTCCATCATGCTTTTTATTATTTTTTAAAATAAAATTATTTTTATATTTTTCAAATTCAACTTTTGACATAAATCTAAATACTTTCAAAATAAACCTCCTTGATATCATATCCTGTTTGTTGTAATTCTTTTTCTGTTATTACTTTCATAATATTTAATTGTTCTAAAGTATAGAAGTTTGCACCTAATCCATTTTTATGCTTTTTTACTTTTGATATATATACAATCGAAGAATTATTAATTTTATAAAAAATTACATCTCCTTCTTTTAATACTTCAGATATTGTTTTACCATGTTTGGTTATCATTCTTCTTGAAATATTTGTATATTCTTTTCCGTTTCCATACATTGCACTATAAATATAATGGTTGTCTATTTTTCCTTTTTTAGTTATTTGTGCTATTTCTTCGTGTATTCTTATATATTCTTTAACTTCTATTTCATCATAATAACATCCTGTACATCCCATTTTTTCTACTCGGCAATGTTGCCACTCTTTATCACCACATTTCACTTTTGTGTACCTCCCAATATTTTTATTAAATCCCAGCTTGGGTTTCCTTCTGCAGATATTGTTTTACTTCCGCTTCTTAATGTTGCTATTGCTGTATCTACGTCTATCATTCTTACATCAGAGCCCTCGAAACATATTAAGAAATATGCTTTGAGCCCTGCATTTTTGCATTTTTTCATTTCATCACATTGTTTTATATCTTTATCAACCATGTGCCATTTTCTAGTTTTACATTCCTTTGCATCAAATACTGCTTTATATTTTGGTAGAAATATCTCATAATCAAA